AGAAATCAAAGACAATTAAATAGATTACAAGGTGAAAATATTTTAAATCGTGGTAGAAATTTAGCAGAAGCTGGATTAGGTCAAGCAATAGGCAATCAACTTCAACAAGCCACAGAAAATACTTTACAAAATTTAAGAAACGCTCAACAAACTTTACAAAATATAGAAAATAGACAACAAAGACAAACTTCTTCAGCAGAAAGAAATCCAAATCCTAATAGGGAAAGACCGCCGATGAGGCAAAGAACTATTGATAGACAAACACGGGCAAGACAGCGTGAAGTTCAAGTTGAACTCGGGTCTGGATTAGGGACTGTTTTATTAGACGAAGACATCGCACAACAAGAAATAGCAAGACAATTAGGAGGTGAAAGTATTAATGTTCCACAGACACCCGAAGATGTTAGACAAGTGATGGAAATTAGTAGGGCATCCAGAGGTGTTGATACACCTGTTTCAGAACAAGATATTCAAACAGAACTAACTAGAAATCTATTAGCAGAACAAATGGCACGACAAGACCCCGATGCTATGAACGAACTATATGGAGTAGCACCTAGAACTTTACAACAAAGAAGATTTGACCTTGAAGAACAATTGGATTTTACATAAAATTAAAAATATAATATATATATATGAATAATAAAGATAATTATGTTCCAAGACTTCCTATAGAAATTGTTTTAAATTCAAAAAACGGGACTTTAGTAAGTTCTTTAGACGGACATAAATTCTATGAATTACAAAGTGAAGTTGTAGCACGAAAAGATGAAAATATAATTTTACATTTAAAAAAAGCTTTTATTCCTTTCAGTTTTTATACTTTAAGTTCTAATCAAAAAAATAATAAATTAGATATTACAGAAACTAAAACAGATAGTTCTACTAATACATATAGTATTACTATACCAGACGGAAATTATAATATTACAGAATTATTAGCAAAAATTAAAGAATTATTAGAAGCAAATACTACTTTTAGTTTTAAATATACAATTACTTTTGATAGTGTTATTGGTAAAGTATCTTTTTTAATAGCAAGTGGAACAGATCCACAATCTGCTACTTTATTATTTTCTAGTGGTTCAAATGTATCTAATGCGTGTAATAGAATGTTAGGATTTAATAATACAGATGTTAGTTTTACAACAAGTTCATCTACTACTAGTCAAAAAGTAATTGATATGGCTGACGGATTAGACGGATTACATATTAAAAGTAATTTAATTGGTTCAAATGTTGCTACAACTGCGAATGATACTGGGTCTGGTGAATTATTAGTTGTTCCTATTGATTTACAACCATATAATATTTTATATTATGATGAAGGTGCTGAACCATTTAAACATAAAATTAGTCAAAGTTCTATAAAAAGAATAGAAATCAAAATTACTGATAGTCGTGATAATACCGTTGATTTTAATGGTCTGCCTTATACTTTTATTTTATTAGCAGAATTTATTTTTAATCCTAGTTCTACATTAACTGTTATGAATAAATCAATAGATAGTGAAGAAGCATTATTAGCAAGAATAGCAACGAATAATGAATTAGCAGATAAAATACTAAAAAAAATAAATAATAATAATATAAATGAAAATAATAGAACGACAAAATGATATAAAAGTTAGTGGAACTAAATTTAAAACTGGTGATAGACCAGAAAATTTAGAAAATTTCTTAAACTATGTAAATTGTAGTGCGATTATTGGATTACCTGCTAGTGGAAAATCAAGTTTAATCAAAACTTTATTATATGGGACAAAAGATAGTAATTTATATAATAATGTATTTAATAGTGTATATTATATTAGTCCAAGTTTAACTATGGATTTAAAACTTCCTGAAGAAAAATTAATTAGTCTTGGTGATAATGATGATTTAGCTGGAATAATTGAAGAAATCATAGAAAATGAAAAAGATGAAGGTGAAGAAGACGAACCACATAGAGTAGCTATTTTTCTTGATGACGCTGTTGCTTGGATTAATGGTGATAAAGCAAGTATGAGAATTTTCAAAAAAATATGTTTTAATGGTAGGCATATTTTAGGAAAATATAGTTCTTTACAGACTTTTATAGTTTCACAAAAAATCAAAAGTATTCCTTTACAAATTAGATCACAATTAAATCAAGTATGGTTTTTTGATAGCACCCAAAAAGAAAAAGAAGTTTTTGCTGATGAATTTTTACCACTTGATTTAAAAGAGGCAGAATTGTTATACGACTATGTTTTTGATGAACCACATAATTTTATGTTTGTTAATTTACAACTTCCTAAAAATAAAAGAATATTTAAAAATTTTAATCAACTTGAAATTATAAATAAAAATTGATTATTTATATAAAAAATCTAAAAATAAAAATATAATATAAATATATAATGGATTTACAAAAAATCATAAAACAAAATAAACCAAATGCTAGTGATGTAAGTATTAAAACTTATATTGCTAATTTACATATTTTACATAAATTAATCAACGGTGATAGGGAAATTAAAAATCTTGATTTTCTTAAAAATTATGATAAAGTATTAGATGCTTTAAATCAAAAAGCTAAATCAACATTAAAAAATTATTTAGTTGCTGTTGTTGTTGCTATACAAAATCATAAAGATTTTGAAAAAGTTTTAGAAAAATATAATAATAAAATCAAAAATTTACAAGAAAATATTATGGATAATTATGAAAATCAAGAAAAATCAAAACAACAAAATGAAAATTGGCTTGATTATAATGATATATTAAAACTTTTAAAAACTTTAAAAAAAGATACTAAACCTTATTTAGAAGCAGACCCTAATAAATTAACTAATAAACAAAAAATATTAATTCAGCAATATTTACTTTTATATTTATATTCAGGTGTTGCATTCCCTGTGATTAGAAATGATTTTGCTGAAATGAAAGTTTTATCAAAAGATACTAAAACCGATCCTGATAAAAATTATTTGATTTTAAATAAAAGTAAATCATATTTTAAATTAAATGAATATAAAACAAAAAAATATAGTGGTGAAAAAATCATAGAATTTAAAGATCGTGTTTTAAAAAAATTAATCAAAGATTGGTTAGATATTACTAATAGTGATTATTTATTAATTAATGTTAAAGATAATACACCCATGACTGCTAATGGTATAACTAAAAATTTAAATAGTTTATTTGAAAATTATAAAGGTAAAACTGTTTCTACTAGTTTATTAAGAAGTATATATATTAGTCATAAATATAACGATACTAATATGACTTTAAAAGAAAAAAAAGAATTAGGTAAAGATATGCTACATTCTAAATCAACCGCAGAAACTATTTATCATAAATTAGATTAATATGCTTTTGTAAAAGCAAAGGCAAAACATTTTTGATAAAACTTTTTTTAAAAGTTTAAAATATAATATTATATATATAATGGATTATAGTCAAATAACTAAATTAATTGAACCTATAAAATCTAAATCACAAATACAAAATAAAATTGGAAATAGAAATCCTAAAATAGAAAAAGGTATTAAATCAAGTATGTTTCAAAATTTAAAAGGAATAAAAAATAATAAAATATATGTTAAAAATAATTTTGATTTAAATAATTTTATTTGATAAAGTTATATGTCTTTTTATTATTCATGGATTTATCCTGAAGAATATGATTTTGCTAAAATTCAATTAGACTTTTATATAAGTAAAAGAAATCATATACAAAATGATAATACATTAAATGAAAATGTTAAAGTCTTAAAATTAAAAAGACTAAATTTTATTATTGATTGTATTAATTACAGTTATGGTATATTTTGATTTAAACAAACTTTAAAAAGTTTAAATCAAACATTTTTGATATTACTTTTTTTAAAAAGTATGATTTAAACTTTTTTAATTTATAAATATATATGAAATTAATAGTAAAAAAAATAATCACAAAAAATAAAAAACGAAAAGTCAGATTGAATAAAGATGTTGAAAAAGAACACCCTGAAAAAACTGATTTAATTGAGGACGAATTAAATTCAAAAGAATTACCTATGAGATTTTTAAATTAAATTTTAAATATATTATAAAATATAATGATTAAAAAGTGTAAAATTAGCGGTAATGATTTTGTTTCTAATAATGGAGAAGATATATGTCCTCAATATTATAAAGCATATAAATTAGGATATGAAGATGGCAAAAAAGAAGTAGAAAATAAATCACAAACTTTAGAAAACTTACAAACCGAAATTGTAAATCAAATTGAAGTTGAAGAAAAATAAAAAAATATTTTTTTCTATTTATATAAGTTTTTTTTTTATAAGTTTATGTTTATGATTTAAAAAGATATTTATAATTTATATATATATATGTATATTTGTGGAATTGTATATAAAATTGTATATAAATATAATACTAATATTGTATATATAGGTTCTACATTTAAAACATTACAAAAAAGACTACAAAAACATAAATTACAATATAAATATTATAAATCAGGTATATATAAATCACACTACAGAATATATGATTATTTTGATAAATATGGAACTAATGATTTTTTGATTTTTTGTTTAAAAGTATATAAAATTCATAATATAGATAAATATAATAATAAATTACAATTACAAGCTTACGAACAATTATGGATTAGTAAAGAAAGGTATAATAAAAAAAAATATTTATTAAATATTTGTTGTTCTTTTAATCCAGCTACTAAATTATTAAAAAATAAACCTATTTTATGTAAAATTTGTAATAAGATAATGAAAAATGAAAATTATTTAAGACATACAAAATCTTTAAAACATTTAAAATGTTTATATTATAAAAAGGTATATGATGAAAAAGAAAAAAAAGAAAATCACGATGAAATACATTCTTGAAGAAATTGAATTACTTAATGTTATGTTAGATGAAATTGATAAGGCACACGGTTTTAATCCTGAAATTAAAAAAAAAGTTAAGAATGACTATTTCCAACAAGAAATAGCACCTTTGATCCATGTTTTTAAAACTAAATAATAATAAATTAATTTTAATATTTATATATATAAATAAATTATTTAAAAAATATTTTATATTAATATATAATAGTAAATATGCCATCAAAATTATATTGTTGTAAATTAGATAAATATTTTGATAATCAAGAAGAACAAAAAATATATATGAAAGAAAAAGAAAAGAAAAGGGTTAAAATTATTTATTGGAAGAAGAATTTTAAATATAATGTTAGTGAAGAAGACTATGAAGATTTTTGTAAAATAAGTAAATTTGCTAAAAAATTATATGATATTCATGATTTTATTATCACATATAAACCACATACATATAGACCTAAAAATCGTGAAGAACTTGATTTTTATACACAAAATCAAAAAATCATAAAAAAAGCTGAACCACATTTAAATTATATCAAAACATTACAGAAAATTTAAACTATCTTTTTAACCATAACTTATCAGCTGGTATATTCATTTTATAACATAAATAAAAACAGTAAAAAGCTGGTTGTCTTTTACAATTAATCATTATTTTTTTTTCTTTATTATATTCTTCAAAACATATTTTGCCGTGTGGTATTATAGTTTGTAGATATTTCATTTTATCACCAAAAATAGTTCTCATATAATTCGTGACTAAATTAGTAGCATTCATTACAATTATAAATGGTTTATCTAGTTCTACTAATTTTTTTAATATTGCTGTTTTTAATTTTGTTTCAAAAGGCGGATTTGTGATACATATATCATATTCTGGAATTTTACAATTTAACATATCTGATTTAGTATCACCTACTACTTTATATCCTAATTCTTTCCAATATTCCATAGATTTTGAAGGACTATTTAACATACAACTTTCCCAAATTACTTTATCTTTTGGTATTAAATGACTTATATTTTCCCACATTTTTTTTTGTGTATAATATTCATTATTTAGATTAAATACGGGACAACGCGATACATCACACATATATTTATATTAGTTTTTTTATTTTAAATATTTACTTAAAAAATTTTCTCAAAATAAAATTGATTTTGCTTTTTTTTTTAATAAAGCTATGGAAGTTTATAAAATCACTAATTTTAATAAAGACGATATTGATAATATGGTTGAAATAATCAATAAAAAAAAAGAAAAGTTTGACTTTGAATATCCTAATGCTAGATTTACTTATAGAAGTCCTAAAATAAAACTTGATTATTGTGATTTTTACTTTACATTTATTTATATGCCTTGTGATAAATGGATTTTAGGATTTGTTATAATTGATTTTTATGAAGAACAACCTTTTCATTGTGAATATATAGATA